GAGCGGTCGTTGCCAAAGGCTTTACACGACAAAACCGAAACCGCGATATAGATGCCGGTATCGGTGGGCTGCATGATTTTTTGGTCCCACAAATAAACTCGACCGTTTGGCAGCCCCATGTAGGTCTGAAGAATGTCGCATACAAGTAACACCGGATCGCCCACCAATATTTTGCCGGAGGTTTGAAGTGCGGGGCTTGACGAATCAGTTACGACAATCGTGTCGTACTGTTGAGCGGCGTTGTTCGGCACAAAGCTTGGCGCCGTGTAGACCGCACTTGTACTTGACTGAACGATTGTGCCGCCCGCGCCGCCCGGTTGCACTTGATATGTATAAGGGGCCGTGCCGCCTGAAACATTAAAGGCCGACGTGATGTTTGGCCCGACAGCGGTAAGAGTTTGAAGTAAACTTAAACTCATACGCCGGCACCAGTCCAGTCCTGGCACAAATGGTATTCGATGTAGCCGTAAAGACTGAAGTCCTTTCGACTCATTACTCGCGTCTGTTTACCGCTCCATATGACCACGTCATCGACTTGCAAAGTAAGAACGGGGTCGGCAAAAAGTAAAAACCAGGTCCACGCTCTTTGGCCCTCGGGCTTTAAGTAAAGCTGACGGTCTGTGAAGGGCTGAAGGTTGCCTTGAAAATTAATTGGGTCCCCGCGCTCAACATCTTGAAAAGCTGTCACACTTTTAAGAACGGGCTCAAACGTCATCGGCTGAAAATAGTCTTGCATAGCGCCCGACACGTCGGGGATAGAGCCCGCTTTTTCAAAAAGAGGGCGGTTACAGGCGTTAGCAATCGTGGTCTTACTCAACGAATGTCCCCCGTAATAGAGTTTCTAAGCTGTTGCGTATCAACTAACTTTTGGCCGGTGTTGTTTTTGTAGCCCGGCGTCTTCCACGCTGGCCACTTTCCAAAACCGCCCGTGTCAAATGCGTCTGAAACAATCTTAAGCCCCACAGCCATTAAACGCTCAAGCCATGGTACGAACGACGCCTCTTTTATCACTCGCTTTGCTGCGTCTTCGGTAAAGGCTCCATGCGACTCAAGCTCTTTTTGCAAATTCTCGGAAATCGGCATTCGAAGAAATGAGCGTTGCGGCATTTTGTCGGTCCCAAATTCATGGGCCGCCCCGATAGTGGCGTTAGTGGGGCCCTGACCCCCGCCATTATTTCGCATCGTCTTCCCGCCAAGAATTCCGACCCGAACCTTTTTCATGTTCGTCTTTAAGGCCTTGATAAGCGCGTCGAGATTTTTTGTGTCAAAATCAAAGTCATCACTCATAGAGCTTTGGTGTGTCCCCTCACTGCGAAAATTTGGCCCGAAAGTTGCGGCCACAAAAGGTTGAGATACTGAGCGCCGTAGTTTGTTTTGTAATACTGCATGAAATCTGGGTTATTTTTAATGCGTTCGGGGATTTCAATACCTTCTGAAACTTGACCAGCTGACTTGTTGTTTTGCGCCCAACCCCACTGACCGTTAAGGCCTTGAGAGGACGCGCGCAGAGCAATCACCATAAAATGGGCCGCGAGAAGTAAATACCCATAGGTGTAGGTCCCCTGATCTGGCCACATGTTTTGATTGATCGAAGCGTTGACCGAAATAAAGGCGTTTGTGATGTCTTGCGGAGTCACGCAATTATTGATGTCAGAGCCGTAATTGAAATCTCTGAAAAATTGCTGTTGGAACTGTTGAACGCTCGGATTTGTAAACGCCAAAACGAAACCCCTTTTAGTAAAAACGCCCGAGAGGTAAAACCCCTCGGGCGTTGTCAAACTTTTCTACAAAGCGGATTAGTAACCCGCGTAGTAAAGTTCAAGCGGACGATAGGCCACAACGCCCGTAAACTGTCCATACCCGGCGTTTTGAAACATGAAGTTGTTCAAGCTGTTCGCCAAGGTGTTGGTGTAGTCGAGCGGAATGTCCATGCGGATTGACTCTTCGTCATAGTTCAAGAACGCGTACATCGCGGTCGTAACGTTTGACGGAAGCGAGCCGCCCGCATTTGCGTAGTCACAATACGCGAGAGGCAAAATCTTAAAATTCTTATTGCGGGTGATGACTCGAAAGCCGTCCTGCAAAAGATCTAAAATTGTCTTCATCGGGTAAGTGCTCGACGCTTGCGCGGCCATACCGTTATAGTCCGATTCCGGCACAATAAAGTGAGTCGGAAATGCCGTGTAGTTGCAGTTTTTGCGGTACGCGGCGATTGCGGTTTGCTGAAACGTGCTCAACTGGGCTGGTGTCAAAGTGTTCAGTTCCGCCGTGATTAGCGACGTGTTGAACGTAATGCCCGGTTGATTGAGAAGACCAAGACAAGTTGCAGTTGAGCCGGTGTTCTGACCGCGAGCGCCCAAAAACGCCACGCGCTGGATACCAAGATCCCAGTTGCGTTTGCGAGTCTTTTCTTTGGCCGTAACGATGTCCCAGTTGCCGGACTTCGCCGCCTGTTGCAGGTCAAAAATCGACCATTCACAGTTTTTCAGCCAGTTGTTCACTTTCACGTTCACGCTGTCGACACCTGCGTCGCCAATAGACGCGCGAGTGTTCGCACCACCTGTATTGATAATACCGGATTCAAACTCGTCGGCGATGTCGAACGAACGATAGGTTGTCAGGTTCGACGACCAAGTGCCCTCACCAACTTTGATAGGCACGTAGTCAGCGGGCGCGATTTCGTACAGTTTCATCATCGAGACTTTTTTCACGATGGTGGTAAGAGTGGTGATCGGAACTTCGAAGCCGAGCGCGTTTTTAAGCGCCATGCCCCAACGTTTGTTCACCTCAACTTGCGTGTACTGAGCGTGCCAACGCTCCTCGGGTGAGAGAAGAATCGGCTTACCGTTTCTTAAGATGGCCGGGGTCTTTAACCGGCGTAAATTAACTTGCGGATAGTCGTAAGCTGTAGATTGTCGCATAACTTAAATATCCTTTCTTTACGCCGTTGCGTAACTGGGGTTGGGGACTAACATTACGCGAATCAGCGTTCCCGCACTTGCGGAACCGTCGATTGCGATACCTACATACGTCGCAGTGTTGCCGGTCGCTTGAACACCGCCGGGCGACGTGGTGTCTAAGCAAACTTCGCTAAGCTGTGTAATGGCGCCGGTTGCGTAAAACCACATAACCGTACCGAACATTCCAACTTCGCACTTTGCGCCCGCGCCGTAAGACAAGTCCTTGGCGTTAAAGCGAATAGCGCCGAAGGCGTGATCCGACTTTGACGAACAGCCGATCACTGACGGGAGCCCACCATTGGTGTTCGCTACAATTTTCACGAATTGGCCGGGATAGTAGACGTTGGTGCCGGCGCTTGAATCAATGATACAAGCGATGACGTTTGTAGAGCCAATGGTCAAATCGACAACGCCGACAAAGGGCGTTTGTGCGAATTGGTTAGGCGACAAACTTGCGGCACTTGTGACGATTGCAATTTGCGAAGACGACGCGGTTGACCCGGTCGAGTCTGTTACTACTATCTCGTAGTAGTAAGTGGTGTTTGGAATAAGGCCCGAATCGTTCAGTGAGAGCGACGTTGCGCCCGCGACTGAAGTTGCCGAACCGGGCGAAAAGCCCGAAGTCGTTGATCGGTACCAGACGTAACTATAGGGCGCAATACCGCCCGTCCCGGCTGACGCCGACACGGTGAGTGTCGAGTACGAAACCGCGACTTGTGAGAGAGAACCTGCTGTAACAGTCATTTCTTATGTCCTTTCTTCTTTTTAAGCGCCCGAACCATAACGTTGCTGTCCGCGAGAAATTTGATCTTCCATCAAATCAATGCGCGCAGTTTCGTCATAGTCGTCGCGGTTATTAAAATGAGCGTTGCGCAAACGGCGGGCTCGGGCTTTCGCTTCGGCCTTTTCTTTTGCACTGGCGTTTTTCACTTTCTTTTTGTATTGATCAGTGGGGGTCCTGGCCCCCATGTCGCGGCGGCCGCCGAGGTCTTCGACGTTGCCGAGAGATGTGTCCCCGTTATCGTCGCGCTTGCCGGCATCTTTGTCGGCTCCAGTTTCCTCGTCCTCTTCGTTTCCGAGAGATACGTCACCACCCCGGTCGCCTACGTCACCATTTTGGTCGATGTCGAGGTCTTCGTTTTCGGTGCGGTCTGGGTCGATGTCGTCTTCTTCGCCGCCGCCGGGCTCGCCCGAGTCCTTTTCTCCGGCATTTTTCATTTCGTCGAGCTCATTACATTTTGCAGCGTACGCGTCGCGAAGTTCTTTGACAGACATTTCGTCTTTGTCATTGACCTTGACCATATGGTCTTCGTTTGCGTAGCCGTTCATGTTGAGAATGGCATCGTGATCGTTTACGAGTTGAGCAATCGAAAGTTCCTTTTTGGACTTCGGCAGCTCCACCATCGTGTTTTCGATGTCGATGCTATTTTCAAGTTTTTTGCGCTGAAATAGCTTTAACCCCATCTTGTTCTCCTTTTTACTTTTCGAGTTGGCGAGCCGTATAAGCTCAGTTTTTAATTTCGCGTTGTAGGCTTTGAATTCGTCAGGCGTCATGATGACCGACTCTTCGTAGCGCGGGTTGTTCACGATAGCTAAGTGTTCAAACTCGCCACCTACGACTTGCTTTTGATATTCGACACCATTCCAAGTCGCTTGTCTGTCTACTAGTTGCGGTAAATAGGCGTTTGAAAGTTTAAAGCCCTTTCGAACGGCCGCAAAGGCCCTCTCTGTCACAAGTATAAACTTGCACCACGTCTTGCCGTCAGCTTCGTTGAAAAAGGACTCAACCACCCACCCGTCAGCTTCGTTGCGAAGTTGGTCCACGTCTTCGTCGACACCCTCAACGTGCTCAACGAAAACAGGTCGACCAGCAAAACTCGGATTTAGTTTGCGAATGGTCGATTCATTGACGAATACGCGAAAAGATCCCTCATCAGTGTCGTACTGGGCAACACCGGGGTAGAAGTGCATACCGTAAAAAATCTGGCCTTTTGAATTGTCTAACTTCACGGAATTAAACTCACTGAAACATAGCCGGAGGAGGCGCTTGCCGAAATTGCTTCAACCGCAAGCCTTACACCCATGGTGAGGTGGCGCGACAGTTGGTCAATTATAATAGTTGATGACCCGCTAACAGATACAAAATCAGTTTCAGAGCCCGAAGCCCCGTAGGCGAGTTTTATGACTGAACTTGTGGCGTTTACGATAACGATTTGAGAAGGCACAATGGGGAGGGAGCTTACAAGCGTCACATAAGACGATGTCGTAACGTTAGTCGTCGCGGTGTTTAGAGAGATAACGTTTGCGGTGTTTGCGGTTGCAAAAGCGACGTGCGCCCAAAAAAGAGCGAAGACCAAAAGAAACCGAATCATCCCTTACCCCTTGCCCGGTCTAAAATTCAACTATCGGTTTCGCGTAACACCTACAGTTGTAGTCTTCGCCCGGATTTTTATTGTCCCCAGGTTTGTGTAAGCCCCCCGGCTTTACCAAACCTCGCTTATCAAGCTCAACAGGATTGTCCCAAGAAAATATTTTCCCATCAAGAATTTTGTGTGACGGTCTTACCGGATGGGCCGACGTACCTGCGACACACTTCCAAATATATCTTTTTACTCCCGCCTCTTTGTAACGAACCTCTTTGAACTTCGCCATCAAAAGCCCGGTCTCTTGTCTTGCCAAAAACTTGGCTTTGTTCAAAGACACGTCGTAGCTTTTTTGAATAGTCTTTACCGCCGATTCGTAACGATTCCCTGCGAAAACCGTAGCTTGCATTCTCTTTCGGAGGTCGACAATTTCTTTTTTAGTCCAGTCTTGAATGTAGAGTTTCATGTTCTGTTCGTAGTCGCGCGCGATTGTCGCACGCGCCTCGCGGCTTAGCTTTGGAGCGACAGCGATGCCCTTAACGCTTTGTGCAAAGTTTTTTTCAACTTTCCAAAGCGCCCGGTCAAAAAGATGATCGATTTTGATTCGTGCGGCAATTTCTTCCGGAAAAATCTCCGACAGACGCTTATCAATGGATTCTATTTTTTGCTGAAAATGAAAGTTACTCGCCTGAATTGCGGCAAGAATTTCTGGCGAGAGTGAAGCCTGGGACAGTTTAAACGTTCCTGTCGGGCCGTCCCAGCGCGCGCCTAACGCGCGCAATTCTTTTGAAACGCGCGCGCTAAAGCTTCCCCTAAATGATCCACGATAAAATTCAATTCGTCCATAGCGAATTGCATCGAGCAAATAGCTTTTAGAATTGGTGAGTGTTTTTGCAGGACCTAGAAGTCTCATTAATGGAACGTAAAAGTGCTCGCGAAGCACTTCGGAAATGCGGGCTTCGATTTCGTCGTAGTCTTCGCTCGACTCTTTAATCGGTGTCAGAGTCCGAATAGGACGAATCGATTCCGGCATCATTGAAGTGGTGTCGCCGGGTAAACGTTTAAGATGCCCATGCCTCGATAGGTCGTTTGATTCCCACCAATTGTCACGGCTGTTATGATGTCTTTATTAAAACCGTAGCCGACGTTACTTGTGTCGGTTTGCGCAAGTGTTAGCGTAAACATCCCAAACGTGGCGTTTGTAATTGCGTGCTGCGAGTTTCCGAATGTAACGGCTCCCGGAGTTGGTGAGTTTTGCGCAAGTATCTCTGACGAAAATGTAGCGCCCGTGATGTTTTGCGGGTTGCCGTTATCGTCGGTCGCTTGCAGTTGCAAAACGACATTATCGCCTTGAGTGAAAGTCCCGTCATAGCCTGTTTGAAATTGAAGCAGCATTAGTTCGCCTCCGGGTTAGACTCGCGTGATTTTTTGTCTTGCTCTTTAAAATAGGGTTCAAGCTCCGGCGCCGCCCGAAGCTTTTGCTGATTCGTGTGGGTTACAAATGTCAAATTCGGCAGTTTCATTTGCTCCCTAAACCTCTTAGCGTCTTCGTGACTCACGGCCATGGGAAGCTTTGACAGGCAACACACTTTGAATTTCTTCAGACTCCGGCACGGGCACGGGCTGTTGCGCGGGAACTTGAGAAGTGGGTTCATCTCGAATCCCGGCATAGGCCGAAAGCATGGTCCCCGACCCGTAGGGCGTGTCGTCAGCGAGCCCGCGGCTTCGGTTGATTTGTCTGACTCGCTCGGCTCGCTCAGCGTCTTGTGCTGTTTGTCTTCGTTTGTCATCTTTTTCATACTCCTCAAGTTTATTGCGAATCGTTTTGTCTGACACGCCAAGAGCAATGGCTGTTTGGGCCGCATTGCCTTTATAAAAAGCGTAGGCCGCTTTAATGACTTGTTTCTCAATCGCCTCGAGCGTCACCCCCGGCGTCCAAATTATTGGTTGATTCATGTGAACTTACCCCCTTGTTTCTTGTACCACCATGTTATGAACTTCCACCGCTCCTCACCAAATGTATCAATGCTTGCTTTCTTAGCCTTCGCCCACAAAGCCTCGTCAACGCCTCCGGGGTTTTCAAACAGCTCTTTTCTTGCGTCAGCAATCCACGTGTCCCCGCCGTCAGCTTCATAGCTTGCACGATCAAACTCGGCGCTGTTCGTAAACGACGAGTTATAGAGTATGCGCCTAAGTGCTGAGTGTGGTTTTATTTTTTCGGTCAGCAAATTCGGAAGTTTCAAAACGTTTCGCACAGCCGACAAGCGCGGCGCTACTTTCTGAGTATATTCACGGTCAGCGCCTGGGTTTGAATTTTCGTCCGCGTTTTTGTCTCTTGCGGCCTCGTCTTGACCAGCGTCACTCTCGTCGATTTCGCCATCACCTACCTCCATGTAGTCTTTAATACCGTTGTCTTCTAAAACCTCTTGAACATGCGGGTCACTCGGATCAATGCCTGAATTCATGGTGTCAAGCGGGACGTCAAAGAGTTGGCCCTTGTTTGCAGCGTCTCTGTATTCTTTGATGGTGATGTCGCCCGCCGCCTTGGCCTGAGCAATGCGATTAAACTTTTTCTCTTTTACGTTTTCAAGTTGCTCAGCCGACAAGTCTTTAAGCGGTTTAAATTCTAGTTCAAGGTCATCTGGCGTCATGCCGAAAAGCTGTTGGCAGCGCATTTCGGCCATCCGAAGTAGATGCCATTTGAGCTTGTCACGTACCTCGGCTTCAACCATCGAGTGGTAGTTTTCCATTTCTTCTTGCGCGGAGTTTCCAAGACCGCCAGAAAAGGATTGACCAAAGAGTTTAATTTGCGGGATACGCATTTCACTCGACACTTGCTGGCGGATGCCCGCCATCGTTTCAGCAAGCCCTGCAAACGACAACTGCTTATGATCAAAGTCGTCTTCAGAATCCATGACAACGGCGTTTTGATAGTTCTTTTGCCAGTTCGCAAGGGCCACACGACTTTGCACTTGAGTCGTGCCGTTTGGTGAAAGTAGCGTGTTGATGAGGTTTTTAATCTTGTATACATCAAGTTTAAACTCGTCGAGCACTTCAAAGCTTAAATCAGTTGCTTTCAAATACTGATTCATTGCGCGAATCAAGTTTTCAACCTCGCTTAGGCCCCAGCCGCGAAGACGTGGGCGGATGAACGAGGGAGCCTCAAGCCCCTTAATTCTCATAACGCGCGTTTTGTGAACGGGCTCGGAATAGTAATTATAAAACTCAACGTCTTCTGTTACCTGTAGTTCGGCGTCGTAGCCCTCGACATTTTGTTTGTCCCAAAATAACTCCCACATATCGACCGCACGAAATCCAAGATCTTCGCCCTCTTTGATGGCCTCAATGTCGAGCGGGTCTTGGGGGTCTTGCGAATCTGTCAGTGTGAGAATGCCGCCGCCGCCGTAAAGACGAGTCCAAATGGACCCGTAACCGGCTGTTGTAATGTCGCCTTCGCGGTCCATGTGAATTTTAAGTTCGCGCAAATTTTCTTCACCAAGCTGTTTTGATTTAAACTGCACACCACCTTTTAGGCCGTCTTGCACCGGGAGCACACAAATGGTGCGCACAAGACCGATTTCGACAAATAGCTGCGAAAGGAGCTGACGAAAGTTCGATACAAGATACCAGCGCAGGTTAGTAAAACTCGTCGCCGTGTCTGAAATCGCAGGCGCCCCGCCGCCCGCGCCCCAAACCGGAAACGGCGTCGTGCCCGGAAAACCACCAATGCCCGAGCCGCCGGCCCCGGTCCAACCTCCACCAAACCCGAAGGCTTCACAAAAGCCGTTTGTGATTTGAGAGTTTTGAAGGGCCGCCCCTTTTTGATTCTCACTTTGTGATCGCACATACTCGCCATAAGTGGGAATGATGATTCGGTCTTTAACCGAGTCAAACGGCCTCTCGGTCCCGCCGGTCACAAGTTGGTTTTTTACTTGTTTTTTTCTTTTACTCGCCAAAGATGCCTCCCTTTACAAAAGATCGGCAAAGGATAGGCCCTGGCCGAGTAAATCGTTAAACGCCCCCGATAAAGAATCGACTATGTCATCGTGTGCCCCTTCCGGGAAGTTTTCAAGCTCGCCGAAAAAAGCGTCATTCCATGGTGCGCGAAGAACCCAAACATTGCCGGCTTCGCACTGCGCCGAAACAGGCTTTGCTCGCGTTACCTTATCACGCTTGCCGGTTGTTTGATCGCGCGGCACCACGTAGGTCTTAACGTTATAGCCCACAAGCATTTTCGTAAAATGCTCGGCCTCAAGAACGCCAGCTGAGCCTGGGTCTTGGTTGGCCACAACTTTAACGACGCGAGTGTCGTTTGCGGCAACGGTTTTAATGAAATTTGCAACCTGTCCCGGCGTATCACGCATTGAAACAAGATCGCCCACAACCCATTTGCCGTCCGGGTACTTGTAGAGTTTTAAGCCCCTCGTCCAATCAGGATCTTTATTTGACTCACTTGGGCGTGTAGCGGCGCGGTCCCAAAACCGCACCACTTGAGTAAAGCCCGACGGGATTGCGTCGACAAGTCTAAACCACTGACGTTGAAAAAGCATTCCGGCTTCGGCCCGCACGTTCCAATTACCTTCACGAAGCCGCATTCGATCAACGCGGTTAAGTGCTAGAAGTGTGCCGAGATAACTCGGGTCTTTCTCCATGAGAATTTTATTGTCTTCAAGTCTTGCCGGAATGAAACAAACAGACTTTGGAATCGTGTCTCGGCCGTACTGTTTTACTAACTCGTCAGCCGTGTTCGCCCAAATGAAGGCGTCATTTATTCGAATGAAATAACGAACCCGGCCCGCTCGCTCTTTAACCGGGTAACCGTCCGCCCCTATCCACCAATCAATGAAGTCTCTAACCCATGAGTCTGGGTCGGGATTGCAAGTTGCGCGAATGCAGGGGCGAAAACCACATGTGCCTCTGTTACGTGACATGAGATAGAAAAATTGAGCGCGCGAAAATTGCGTTAGCTCGTCAAAGCCCATCCAAGGGATTTGCGCCCCTTGATAGTTAAAAATGTCTGACTCGTACTCAAGGTTTGCAAAGCTGATCGACATGCCGGACGGAAACCGCCATGACAAAGAATTCTCTCTTGGGCGCGCGCCAAATAGCGGATAGAGTTTTGCTGACTCATCCCAAAGACCGCCCTCGGTCCTAATTTGCACATTGGTTTTTCGAAAAATCACGCCGCCGAAGTCTGGGTTTTTCACATTGGCAAGTGGGTCGAGGAGTAAAGCATAGGTTTTGCCCCCTCCCGCGGCCCCGCCATAAATTACGATGTCGGCGGAACAGCCGACAAAATCCGACTGCGGCCCGGCTTGAGGGCCGAACTTAATTTTTTCCGCAATTTTCTTCTCGCCCATTTACCGGCTTTGCTCAAAGCTTTGTGACGCGACAACTGTTTTGAAATAGGTGCGCGACCTTAGTTTTTGCTGAACCCAAGCCGCGACAAATTCGGGGCTCGGAAGCCACGACATGATTGTTTCGTAATTACAAACGTCGTACTTGCCGCCATTTCGCGCAGGCGTCACGTCTGTGTCTTGCCACATTTGGCCCTTAGCTAAGTTTTCAACTCTGTGGTTCCACTGATTGCCAAAATCGCTCGGGCGCCAGTGACCGATAAAATCAAAATTTCTGATAGTTGAAAAAACGCCCACATACGACTCAGCGATTTCGCCCTTTGTGCTACACGCCATGTGATAGGGGGCTGAGTCGTTAGTGAGTACAACTTTTGCGCGCTGAAGAACCGCAACCGACTGCATGATTGAGAGTTTATCTCGTAAATCCACACAGCCCTCAGAGTTGACCTCAACATAGCCGCGTTTGCCGTCATCAACTCTTGCGCCAACTAGTGTGGGCGTTATGCCAAGTTCGAAAAGTTCTGAAATCACCTCATCCCACCATTTTTTAGGAAACGATTTTGCAACCCAATGTTTGCCGGCGTGTATTACGACCTCTTGTGGTGGAAACGCTTGTGACTCGAGCTCTGTTGGGCAGAGCACAATATTTCGATCTTTGACCGGAATCATGCCTTTAAAGAGCGAAACCGAAATGTAGTCTTCAATTGCCATGTTAAAGTTGTGCACAAACTCTGACTGAAGGGCCTCGGCCGCGTGGTAGCACTCAAACACATAGTAGTCGTCCCAGTTTGGTTTTTCGCCTTTTGCTACGTTGTAGATTTTTTTTATATTCGGTATGTGGCGGTAAAGATCGGGAAACGGAGTTGTGAGTGAAATCGTTGAGCCTTCGAAGTTTTTCTGAGCAAAGCGGATGGCGGGCTCAGCACAAATACAATCACCAAGGGCGAACGGTGTACGAATCAGAATGTTTTTAAGTAAGCGACGCTCTTGCGCCAAAAGAAAGCGAAAACTTGGGACCTCCATGCAGGGGAGTGAGATTGTGCCCATAGGATTTAATTTGTCGTTTGTGGGCTTTACGATGTTACTCATTTTTGATCCCTTCGGCCGTTGTCGGGCATTGTGAGAATGACTTGCACGTCAGAGTTTGTGTGCTCAACGTGTTCTTTTACTTTCCCCACCAGTCGGTTAAGAAGAGTATCTAAAGCATTCATGTCGCCTTTTTGAATTGTCTTTACCGCAACTGCCGCAATCATCACACGCAGAGCACTTTGCGAATCGTCTTTTGCAATTGCGCGCAGTTCTTCGATTGAGCCTTTAATAATTAGGTTTGCGATTTCTGCAAACTCTTCGGCTGTGAGCTGGCGCATTTTCTTACCGAGCATGTCGGGCGGGCGGCCTTTTGGGTTACCGGATTGGCCCTTTTTAAATTTGGGTAAATGCGCTGCGGTTTTAGGCATGGCTCTTTTTCGCTTGTTTATCAGTCGTTGTTAGTTTGGCCTTTTGGCCCGTGAACTTCTCCCACCGCTCAATGATCACGTCGCAGTAGTGCGGGTCTAACTCCATCATAAAACATTTTCGATTTGTCTTTTCGCACGCGATAAGGGTTGAGCCTGAGCCGCCAAAATAGTCTAAAATGACTCTATGTTTTTCATTAACAAAATGACTTAGAAGCTCCACGGGTTTTTGAGTTCGGTGCACAATAGCGTCTTCAGGCTTGCCCGCAGTGCCGTAAAAGCCGCCCCAAGTTTTTCTAATTATTTTGCCCGCTGCGAATTTACATTTACATATAGCTATTTCAAAGTGCGAACCGAAGATTCGGTTCGCACTCTCCCTAGTAGCTTCGTCCCAATTTTCTCTAGTTGGTCGCTTATCCCAAACAACCCAACCTATTTTGTTTCGCGCTTGCGGCAAATCTTGGTAGTATTGGCCGCCCCAAATAACAAAATCTGACTCAAATTTTAATTTACTTAAATCAAAAGTTGTTGAATCATCGTAAGCCTTGTTGTTGTTGTTGTACGTCGCGCCTTTTGCGGTGTCGTTAGAGATACCGTACGGCGGGTCAGTAAAAACCATGTCGGCCTTTTCGCCATTCATTAGTTTCGCAACTGTGATTTCATTTGTTGAGTCGCCGCACATGAGACGATGCGAGCCTAGTTGCCATATTTGCCCAAGCTTTGTACGCGCCGGGGCTTTGTCGGGCACTTCGTCGTCATCGATTAAACCCTTTTTATCTTTACCCAAAAACTTTGCGCGCTCGTCTTCGTCAAACATCGTTAAATCTAAATCGAAATCGAGACTGTCTATGTCTTTAAACCAGTCGGTCAAAAGCTCATTGTCCCATTCGCCTGCACCCTTATTCGCCGCGATGTTTGCAGCTTTCTCGATCGCTGAGTCCCATTCGACTTCGCGGTATTTAAAGCGTTCGCCTTTGAGTTCGATAAACCCTTCGGCGACCGTGCCGACTTTTGTGGGCTTAGAGTATTTCTTTTCAATTACGATCGGAGTTTTCGGGTCAAAGACTCGAGCTCGCTGGTGGCCGCCTACGAGCTTTTTGGACTTACGGTTATATACGAAGCCCCCCAGGTCGCCAAATTCGTGTAGTGCGGCTTTTAGAGCGTTTAGCTTGGCTTCAGTGATAGTTCGCGGGTTTTGGGGGTTTGGGGTTAAGTCCGAAACTTTTTGATTTGTTCTAAGTGCCATGAGTCGAAGCTAAAAGCACTTGACATTTTCTTGCAAGGAAAATTTTACCGGAACTTTCTGGCGGAACTTTTGTCGAGCCGTATGGTGGGCGCCCAAACGCCCACCAGTATTGAACTATCTGATAATTTCGCCGCTCTTTGGACGATAGTTGAGCCCCGCATGACGCAACCACGCTGAATAGTTGCCGCGAGCGTATTTTAGCGCCTTTTTCTTGATTGCGTTTTCTTCGAGCGCTGTGAGCTTAAAGTTTGACAACACGAGTGTCGCAACTTTCTTTTTCTTTTTCGGTTTCGTTTTTTGCTTCGCCATTTGCGAATTTCCCTTCGTAAGCGCCTAAACTAGCCATAAGTTTATTATACATGCAACCATCATGTTTCTATCTCCTTTACATGGCATTCAAATATACATCGAGCCTCATTTACAACATCGAATTAACTCAAGCAATTTTTCAGCATATTTTTTATACGCTGCTGACCGCGCTGACTCCGCTGCTGACCACGCTGCTGACTGCGCTGACTGCGCTGACCACGCTGCTGACTGCGCTGCTGACTGCGCTGACTGCGCTGCTGACCACGCTGACCACGCTGCTGACTCCGCTGCTGACCACGCTGACCGCGCTGCTGACCGCGCTGCTGACTCCGCTACTGACCACGCTGACTCCGCTGCTGACTCCGCTGCTCGCTCCGCTTCTGAAATTTTCTCTAAATCACGCGAGTTTTGTGCTTTAATCATTTGTTTCGTTGCAGCTTTCGTTAAATCAATCGCTTTGATAACTTTGTCGAATTTTTTGTCGAATTTTAAGGAATCAAGCGTCTTTAAATTTTCCTTTAGAATAAAGATAATGAAAGAAGTTTTGATTTTGTTAAGATCAGCGCCGACGTTGATCGCTTTTAAAAATTTCGCCGGCCAAACTAATGCGTCCTTTTTGATCATGCCTTCAAACAAAATATCCTCAAGGCGCGCCAGCCATTCAGGAATTCCAAGCTCGACTTCATATTGTTTATGATCATAACTCTCAAGTGTGCAACCCACGGCACAGCCGCGCCCGTTTTCCCATCCAATACCTTGGATGATCTCATCCGCTTTTTGGTGCGCTAATACACGGTTATAGTACTTGTTCTTGATATTTTTATCGTTGTGAAATGCCACAAACATGTTTCTATCTCCTTTACATGGCCTTCAAATACTCTACAAACATCTCCACCGTTTTTATGCTCGTGGCATCTAATCTTACCGTTTTAATTTTTATCATCTGTTTGCCTTTCAGTTAACTGCTTAAATAGGTTTTCAAGTTCTTCTATGACTGTGTTTGAATTTCTCAAATACGCGACGCCAAATTTTTGCGCGAGATAATCTCGAACGATTGCATAAGTCATGTCTCTACCTGCACAACCCCTTATCGCCTCTTCTAAACGCTCAACCATTTCATCAATGGTTTTAGGCGTTCCCCTTATAATGTTTGCGCGAGTGCTCATTACTTTTAAACCTCACACGTAATTGACGACATATCAGGTAGAACCAATTCGTATTCAGTCAATTCGATTTTCGATATACATATTTTTTCGCCGTTGTGCGATGTCCAAACAGTGCCGTTAAATTTCTCTTCGTCGCCGCGAGCAAATGCCTCTTTGATTAAAACTTTTACTTCGAGAAGGTTATGAGCCGTTTGTTTTTTCATTTGTTACCGCCTTTGTATTAATAGAATAACAAAGCGCGGCACAAATGTCAAGAAATTAAGTAAAGACAATTGTCTTTACCTTCAGTAAAAATCTTTATCTAGTTTCGATTTGATACGCTCCTCGCGCGTTTTAGTCTTGTGGCAGTCGTCGCAAAGGCCCTGCATCTTGTTAGACGCCACAAAAAGACGCTTTATAAAGTTACCTTGATCGACCTCACCGCAACGCGCGATGTGGTCAACGGTTACGCGGGCGACTCTTTTTTTACACTTCTCGCATCTTGAAAAGCCGTTTGGGAGTGTGCACCTCTTAACCACCAATCGGCGCGAATATGACCAGGACCACGCTTGCCGAAGAACCCGGCGAATGTTGCGTTTATCGGCCTCATTTAGGCCATCAAATTTGGCCGGTTTTTTTACCCTATTTTTTGCCATAAATTTTCTCCTTTATGGGAGGGGGGAGTGGGGTGGGTGGTAGGGTCATAAACTCCTGTAGACCCCCTAGACCCCCTAGACCCCCTGTATGTAGTACACCAGGTGTATATGTATATTTATACTTAACCCTATTAATAGAGATATACCTATCCCTATCCCTCTAAAGGGGTTAAGTATATAGAACTCAATAGAAATCATCGAGGAGGGGTACCTCCTTAAAACATCCCTCTACGTTCATTTTCCATGCTTTCCGCCCGTTTGTCTTCCAACTTTCGCCGCCGAGTTTTTTTAAGGCTTTTGCCGCAAACTGCATGTTTCGGTTGTTAAGGGGGAGGTTTCGAAGGGGCCCCACCCCCGTAAAAAGGTCGCTTAAATAAAACTTAGAAAACTCGAATTTTTCGTCGCCTTTTTGGACCCTCTCAACGAACTTCTCTAAAAGCTCTTTTATGGTGTCGGAATCATCTTCAACCATCTTTTCTTGGTGGGCTCGCGCTTCGAATTCGGCCGCACTCCCCGTCAATTCAAAATACCGCTCAATTCGGCGCTGACCTTTTAGCAGTTCATGATAAATTGCCAAAGCTTCGGCAAAAAGTTGTTCTCGCTCGGCTCTTAACGTTTTAAAATCAAGCCGCCCTACCTTGATGGGTTTGATTCGTCGATTGCCTGTTTCGTCAGTTAAATAAGTGCTCCGATTGGTGGTCCCAAAGAACACGCACCGCCTGGGGTTTTCTTGCCAGCGCCGGCCGTAGGGGGCTCGAGCCTTATCGACCGTGCGTGTGATGTAGGCTTTTACAATTTCGATTTCGGTTTTTCTCATGTTTGCAAGCTCGCCGAGCTCAACCGCCCAAATGCCTTGTAGCGCAAGAGCTGAGTCCTTATCAGCAAGAGGGGGCAAGTTATCTAAGAAAAACTCGTCCCCAACCAGTAGCCGTCCAAATGAGCTTTTGCCAACTCCTTGCGGCCCCTCAAAGATCGGGAACCAATCAAACTTTGAGCCCGGCATTTTGGCTCGCATAACAAAAGCCACCATCCACTTGGTGAACACTTGAGACAAATACTCAAGGTCCCCTTCGGCCTCAAAATGATCGCGAAGCCATGTATGGAGACGCCGCACGCCGTCCCATTTCGGCAAGCCGTTTAAAAAATCAATAACTGGGTCAAAACCGTTTTTGCGCGCGATGATAACAAGGGCCTCCGAAATGGTGATGTTTTGCGGCTCAAAACGCCAATTTTGGCCAAGCCAATACTTTATCTCAACTATGTCTTCGTCAGTTAATAGGTCCCCTTTTTTGCCACCCCAGGGGGTGTCGACACCGTAGGTGTCGCGAAAAGAAAAGAAATTTCTAGTTGCGAGTTTGTCAGATACAGCGTGACTTAAGATCAAAACCACGTTTTCAACAGTCGGTTTTGGTGCGCCCTGGCCGCTATTTCCGCCACGAACAATGTCGTTTCTCCAATCAAGCGTTTCTTGAAACTCAGTGTTTTGATTTAAAAGGGTTTCTCCATTAATCTCTATAGGCGCTTCAATCGGCGTTTGAAATACGACCTTGGGGTCGTTTTGTGTTTCAATCATTTTAACCGTGTATTGCCAAAGCCAAAAAGCGGCGCGATTTCTGTCGTCAGTTTTTGCGTGCTCATAGGCGCAAGCGGACAGCCAGTATCGCTTATCAGTTAAAACTGATAAAACCTCGTCTCGGTCAAGTCCCGCTTTATATAGGTGATTTGCGGCAATCAGCAAATAGTCTGAGCGGTTTTTAACCTCACTCCCCAAAACGATGGCGTCTCGAACTTTTTTAGACAAATCAAGCCAGTCAACGTCGACTTTTGAAAATTGAACGGTAAAAGCGGGGTCGCTCGCGTCCTTCGTGGGGGTAAAGAAGGCGGCCCGCTTTTCTACAGCCGGCGGGGTGAAATCAATAAGAGGTAAGGACTCACCAATGGGTCTTGCCCATTTATAGTCGCCCCTCGTTTTTGATGGCGGGATGACCATTTGCCGGCCTTCGCTATACACACAGACTTCGCCTAAGCCTGGTTTTTTAAGAGCCG